AATGCCGCTGCTGATGCCTACCTGGTACACGCACGCGGCTTCGATCTGTCCAAGATCGCAGGCACCTACACGCAGGAGTATTACCGGGACCAGCAGCGCAACATCGGCTCGGCCACGGTGCGTTTCAAAGTGGGCAAGACTTGGTGGGAAAGACTGATCGACGAGCCTGGCCGGTTCGGCAAGAAGAAGGCTCGCTTCATGTACGGCGGCAGCTACATGGGCGAATGGTGGATTCCGCCGTCCGTCGACCCGACCAAGGTCGCCAAGCTGTGGCTGGTCGAGGGAATCTTCGACGCGATCGCCATGTGCCAGGCCGGCATCCCTGCCGCTGCGCTGCTCTCCTGCAACAACTACCCCAGCGCCGCGCTACGCGTGCTGCGCGACAGCCGCGAAAGCCAACCGCACCTGGTCTGGGCATTAGACGGCGACAAAGCCGGCCGTGACTTCACGCGCAAGCATGTACGGCGCGCGCGGCAGGATGGATGGACGTGCACCGCGGCGATCATTCCGCAGGGCAAGGTCAAACGCGACTGGAACGACCTTTTCCTGTTGGACCGAAACGCGGGCGACGATTCCACCAAGCGGCACCTGTCCGATGCAGGTCTGAAGACGTATCTGCATCATGGTGCGGTGCTGTTGGCCGAAAGCGCCACGGAAAAGGCGCTGCTGATATATGAACACGACAACAGCCGCACCGAATTCGATTTCGAGTTCGGCAAGCGGCTCTATTGGTTCAGCATCGACCTCAACGCATATCACAAGGCGATGGACCGCATCGGCGAAGAGGTCGGCGGGCTGGAACAATCCGAGCTGCGGGAGCGGGCGCTGCGTGAGTCAGGCGGCATTCGGCCCATCTCTAACTGCTACCCGCAACCGCTCTATTTCCAGCAGAACAAGCTGACGGACGAATCTTGGTACTACTTCCGCGTGGAATTTCCACATGACGGCCCGCCCGTAAAGGACACCTTTACGGCCAGTCAGGTCAGCACGGCGGCAGAGTTCAAAAAACGTTTGCTGGGCGTCGCACCTGGCGCGATGTTCAGCGGTACTGCGCAGCACCTTGACAGGATGATGGAGCGCCGCCTCTACAACATCAAACGCGTCGAGACGCTGGACTACATCGGCTATAGCAAAGACTGGCGCTGCTACATCTTCGGTGACATCGCGGTAAAGGACGGCACCATCCACAAGACCAACGCCGAAGATTATTTCGACCTGGGCAGCCTATCGATAAAAACCCTCGCCAGCTCGGACATGCACATCAACGACGACCCGACCGGCTATGTGTCGGCCTGGTTTCCGCACTTGTGGGCGGCATTCGGGGCAAAGGGCGTTGCGGCGCTGGCCTTTTGGTTCGCCTCACTTTTTGCCGAGCAGATCCGTGAGACGTACCGCGACTTCCCTTTCTTGGAGATCGTCGGCGATGCCGGAGCCGGCAAGACCACCCTTATCGAATTCCTGTGGAAGCTGTTCGGCCGCGACCATGAGGGCTTCGACCCCTCCAAGGCGACGCCGGCCGCGCGTGCGCGAAACATGGCGAAGGTTTCCGGCATGCCGGTGGTGCTGATCGAATCAGATCGTGAGCGCACCGGCGAGGACAAGGCCGGCCCTCACGTCAAATCGTTCGATTGGGACGAACTGAAGACGGCGTACAACGGCCGGAGCACACGCGCACGCGGGGTCGCCAACGGCGGGAATGACACCTATGAGCCGCCGTTTCGCGGCAGCGTAGTGATCGCACAGAACAATCCTGTTAACGCGTCTGAGGCGATTCTGACGCGAATCGTCCATATTCATTTCGACAGGGCCGGCCAGAACAAGGCGACTTTCGACGCGGCCACCTGGCTGAAGACCGCGCCGATGGAATCCGTATCGGGCTTTATCCTGGCAGCTACCCGCCGCGAGGCGCGCGCACTGGAAATCATCCGCGATCGGACCTCGGTTCACCATGCGGACCTTCTCGCCCGTGGCGACATCAAGGTCATCCGCCTCATCGAGTGCCATTCGAAAATCATGGCGGCGGTCGACGCGCTGCGCCTTGTCGTGAAGATGACCGACGAGCAGCACGAACAGACCTTAGCCGAGGTCGCGAAAATGGCAGTCGCCCGCCAGGTCGTGATCAATGACGATCACCCGATGGTCCAGGAATTCTGGGACTCATTTTCCTACCTCAACGGTGACGACGAGCTGCTGCCGATTCTCGATCACTCCAGCAACCCCGAAGAGATCGCCGTCAACCTCAATGAGTACATCGAGGTCGCAGTCACACGTCGCCAACAGGTTCCCGCGCTGCGCGACCTGAAGAAAGTCCTGCGGCAGAGCCGCCGGCATAAGTTCCTGGACGTGAAGACGGTCAAGAGCCGCATCCGCACCAACGCCAGTCAAACGGGCGCAACCAAGGCGTCGACGGTGCATTGCTGGGTTTTCAAGAGGGCCAAGTAATGCCTGCGCCCACTCAACCCCGCTCACGTCACGCGATCCCCGATCACGTTCTCCCGCCGGCTGCAGCGCCGCCTGCGCCCGCCTGGTCGATCACGCAACCCTAATTCGCATACTGCCTTCGTTCGGTCGACAGGCACGCACCACAAGGACAATCATCATGGCTACTTTCGACATCAATCACTTCCACCTCTTCTTCGGTCTGGGCAGCGGTGCTGCGGGCTTCCAGGATGCACGCCCCGAGATACCCGGTCTGCAGGGCCGTATGGTCTGCCTGGGCGGCCTGGACGTTGACCCCGCCGGCGCGGAGGACTTCCGTCGCCTGACCGGCGTTCGAGGCACTGTCCGCGACCTGTTTGACCGCAGCCAATACACCGCATTCCACGGCGTGGAGCCGCCGCCTGGATGGGCTGAAGCGCTGCCCCAGGACGTGCGCGAGGCGGCCCACGGCAAGCGGCCCAACATCGTGTTTCTCTCAGCGCCTTGCAAAGGATTCTCCGGCTTGCTTTCGGAGTCCCGCAGCACGACCGACAAGTATCAAGCACTGAATCGCCTGACTCTCCGGGGGGTCTGGCTGATGCTGGAAGCCTGGGCTGATGATCCCCCCGAGGTCATCCTTTTCGAGAACGTGCCTCGAATCGCTACACGCGGTCGCCACTTGCTGGACCAGATCACTGGCATGTTGCGGCACTATGGCTACGTGGTCCGAGAAACGACGCACGATTGCGGCGAGCTCGGCGAGCTCGCGCAGAGCCGGAAACGGTTCCTGTTGATCGCACGACATGCCGAGAAGATCGCGCCATTCATTTATGAGCCGCCGAAGCGTCCGTTGCGTGCCGTCGGTGAAATCTTGGACCGCATGCACCTTCCCGGCGACATGGCCGCCGGCCCGATGCACCGAATCCCCGGGCTGAACTGGAAGACCTGGGTTCGATTGGCATTCGTCCAAGCAGGCAAGGACTGGCGAAGCTTGAATGAGCTGGCGATCGCAAATGGCCATCTCCGGGACTATCTGATCGTTCCCACCGCACACAATGACTTCCTCGGCGTGCGCGAATGGGACAGGCCTGCGGGCACGATCACGTCGCGCGGGTTGCCGTCGAACGGTGCGTTCTCGATCGCCGATCCTCGTGCAGCTGCCGGTGCCGCACAGTACAGCCAGTACGGCGTACTCCGCATGGAAGATACGGCGGGCGCGATCATCGGTGTGAAGTCACCTGGCCAGGGCGTATTCAGCGTGGCCGATCCCCGCCATGGCGGCCCCGCGAAGCACAGCAACGAATTCCGGATCATCCCTTACGACGCATCAGCCCGTGCCGTCACAGGCGCGCACGGCACCGGCCAATGCGTCGCGGATCCGCGACCCGAGTGGGCCGGGCGCCACGGCCACCTTTCCGTCGCGGGATGGTCGGAAACGAGCCGCACCGTGACGGCAGGCGGCAAGGGTGTTCAGGGTGGCTATCCTTCCGTCGCGGATCCCCGGCCTGGCCTGGCTCGCGAGCGTGGTGATGCTTACCTGACCGCCGGCCATTACGGCGTCGTTTCCTGGGATCGGCCCAGCGGTGCAGTGTCTGCGTCAGCTTGCCACGATAACGGCTCCTGGTCAGTCGCGGATCCTCGGTCGTTGCCGGCACTCACCGACAAACTGGTATGTCGTATCCGGGCTCTCGATGGAACATGGCACCGGCCCTTCACGACGCTCGAACTGGCGGCGCTGCAAAGCATCTACGACCCGGACGACTATGCCGAGGCGATGGAACGCATCCCTCAGCGACAGATTG